AGAAAATATTTAAACTTTGTGATTGGTCAATAAATGGACCTCTATCAGCTGACATTTCAATAAGTGATTTTTGTGAAATTTCCCAAACTGTTTTATATCTTTCTTTCATATCTTGACTGATTGTTGGAATATTTTGAACACTACCATTATTTTTGATTAATTCATTTAATGTTTCACGATTCCATAAATCTAATTCTTCTAATTCTCTAACCAAATGTTTATTTACCATAGCAAACTCACCACCTGTTACTCTTCTAACATATAAATTAGATGTAAAAGGTTCAAAAGCTTCATTTGACCCAATTACACGAGCTGAACTTGCAGTTGGTGGACAAGTTGTTACCAAAGAGTTTCTTACCCCGTATTTCTTAATATCTTTACGTAATTGAGACCAATCATACATACCTGATAATTCAGATTCTTTAATACCCCACATTTCCCATTGGAAAATTCCTTGTGATAATGGTGAACCGTCATAATAATCATAAGTTAAACCAGTTTCTTTAGCTAATTTGCAAGATTCTGTTAAAGCATTAAAATAAATAGTTTCAAAAATTTCTTTATTTAATATTCTAGCTTCATCTGATGTAAATGCTAATTTAAGTAATGAAAAAGTATCAGCTAAACCTTGAATACCAATACCTAATGCTCTTTGTGATAAACCACCTAATCTTCCTTCATCTGTTGAGTAATCATTCACATCAACGGCAATATTTAATGATTTAGTAATAGAACGTGTAACACGACCTAATTCAGCAAAATCGTATACACCTAATTTTACAAATTTTTGAACAGGAATACTAGTAAGTGTACAAATTGCAGTTGTATCAGCGTTAGTATGCTCCATAATTTCACTACACAAGTTACTAGAGTGAATTGGTCCAATATTTTTTTGATTTGATTTGATATTAGCAGCATCTTTAAAACACATATAAGGCATTCCAGATTCAATTTGAGATTCAAGAATTTTCAACCATAAATCATGTGCTTTAATTTTTTCACCTAAACCTAACTCTACCGCTTTCTCATATTCTTCTTCGAATTCTTTTCCATAGATTTCATAAAATGGTTTTAAACCAGCCATTTTAATATCGTGAGGGCAAAATAGATACCAATCACCATTATTTTCAACAGCTCGCATAAAATTGTCTGGAATCCATAAAGCTGAAAATAAATCACGTGCTCTTAGTGTTTCATCACCAGTTTTCTTTCTAATATCTAAAACGTCAAATACATCTTTATGCCATGGCTCAATATAAATAGCACAAGAACCAGGTCTCTTACCTCTTTGATTCCAAAATCTAAGAGCTTCATTAACTACTTTTAAATATTTTAAAATACCACCAGCTTTACCATCAGATTTACCAACATTTGTTTCTTTAGAACGAATATTTGACACAGCTAAACCAATACCTTCAGCTTTTGATGAAGAAATTGATATTCTATTTAACATTGATAATAACCCTTCTGTTGAATCGTCAGGGACAATTGATAAATTACATGAAGCTATTTGACCTATTTTGGTACCAATATTAATTTTAATAGGTGTAGCTGGTGATTCTTTTTGTTGTGATAAATCATTATATTTTTCAATAAAATCTTCAGGTGTGTTTGTAGTCATTAACGCAACCCTAACATATAATTGTTGAGGTCTTTCAACAATTGTATCACCAGATTTAAGTAAATAAATATCTTTTAATGAACACCAACCAAAATAGTCAAAATTAAAATCACGTTTATAATCAATAACTGATTCTATTAAATCAATATTTTCTTTAGCTTTATTATAATAAGCTTGGTTTAGTAAACCAGCATTATATTGTTTTTTAATTGCTTTCATGAAAGAATCCTCTGTTTCTTTATGAAGTTTACTTATAGAGATATTAGCTGCTAAAATTGAATAATCTGGATGATTCATTGATAATGATTCAGAAACTACTGATATTAAATCATCTAATTCATTTGTAGTCATATTATCAGCTATACCTTGTGTAACTTTTAAAAACACATCATCAGGGTTAACTTTTAACCCCATTGATTGTTTTTTAATTCTTAATAAGATTTTATTTGGGTTAAAATCTATTTTTTGTCCGTTTCTTTTTATAATTTGCATATTATATTTCTTCGTCAAATGTTATTTCGCCAGTTAAATCGGCTGCTTTATATTCTGTAGAACGACCTTCAAAGAAGTTCTGTTTTGTTTTTAAAGCAATTTGATTCATAAATTCAAATGGATTTTTTGAATTAAATTCTTTTTCACAACCTAATTGTGTTAATAAACCATCAACAACAAATTCAAGGTATTGTTTCATTAAAACAGCATTCATCCCAATTAATGAAACTGGTAATGATTCAGTAATAAATTCTTTTTCAATTTCAAGTGCTGATAAAAATATTTCTCTAATTCTTTCTTTACTAGGTTTATTAACAATATGTTTATTTAATAAATGAATAGCAAAATCAGCATGCATAGCTTCATCACGAGAAATAAAAGCATTAGAATCACATAACCCAGGCATCAACCCTCTAGATTTTAAATAAAAAATACTACAAAACGAACCTGAAAAGAAAATACCTTCCACCGCAACAAAAGCGATAAGTCTTTCAACAAAACTTGGTGATTCAATCCATTTCAATGCCCATTCAGCTTTCTTTTTTACTGGTGGCATATATTCAATAGCTTTAAAACATTCATTACGTTCTTTTACATTTTTAATATAAGTATCAATCAATAATGAATAAGTATGACTATGTGTATTTTCCATCATAATTTGAAAACCGTAGAAGAATTTAGCTTCAGGATATTGTACTTCATTTAAGAAATTCACAGCTAAATTCTCATTTACAATCCCATCAGAGGCAGCAAAGAAAGCTAAAATATTTTTAATAAAAAATCTTTCATTATCATTTAATTTTTTATTCCAATGTTCTAAATCTTTAGATAAATCTAATTCTTTAACTGTCCACATTGCTTCTTGTTGTTCTTCGTAAAGGTCCCATATATCTTGATGTTTAATGGGAAATATAACGAACCTATCAGGGTTTTCAATTAGTATAGGTTCTGTTTCGTTTTTATTCATGTTTTTATTATTTATTTATTTTACTAATTAACTTTAATTTTCTTCACCAGAAGTTAATAAAGCTCTTCTATTACCATTAATAGCCGAAGCTAAAACTTCATTAATTCTATCTTGGTGTTTAACGTCTACAATTTTTTTATGTTCGGTACGTGTACGACCAATATTAGTGTTATCCATATCAATTTGGATAGTAGCATTATCAAAAATAATATCATCATAGATAACCCCAGATTTTCCAAAACGAGACTTAAGAATAGCCATAGTAGCTGTTCCTTTATCTTTTTGGTCAAGTGTTTTAGCTATTGAAACTACAAAGTGTGCAATTTGAGCTTTTTTAATAGAACCACCCATTTGGTCAGCTTCCACAACATCAGCTTTAATAGAACTTCTATTACCTTGAATAGCTGTCCAACCAGCAATATCTAATTCAGCTAACATTGCCTCAAATTGACGCATTACACTACCTTCGCCAACATTTACATCATCAAATTTTCTTGATGGTTCAACACAATCTATATAATCTAATAAAACAATATCTGGTTTAAAACCAGAGGCTATTAATTTTCTAATATATTGTCTTATAATTGGTATTGTCGTACCATCACTTGAGAATTTTTTTAATCTTAATTCACCACCATTACTTTCAGTCAACATTCTTTGAACCATATCCATAATTTCTTCTTTATGAATAGCTAACGAATTTAAATCATGTTTTGACCAACATGATAAATGTTTTCTTTGAATAACTTTAGGGTTATCCTCGAAAAATATTTGTAAAACTTTAAAACCTTCACTTACAGCAGTATTAGCTATTTTTGTAATCATAGTTGTTTTACCAACACCAAATGGAGCTAAAATTACTGCTAATTCACCTTTTGATAAACCACCATCCATAATTTCATCTAAACCACGAATACCCGTAGGTATAGGCTTACGGAAATCTTCATCCAATACATGTTCAATGTCATCGAATATCATCATTCCATCATCTTTAGCGTCACCATGTTCTAAAGCTTTATTTAATATATTTTTACATTCTTCATGACGTTCAATATCACCTAAACTAATTATTTTAGTTATTTCAGCAACAGCTTTTTTTAGTTCTTGTTGTTTACAG